ACTTGCGAAAATCGCCGAGCGTGAAGCTGCTGTCAAAGCCAAGGCTGATGCGAAAGCTGAAAAAGAAGCTGCGAAAGCTGCTGCTGAATAATGTCTGAACTTCAGACACAAGCGTTCTTCAGCTTTGTTGAGGAACGCGAACAGATCCGCCTGCGAAAGCTGGCGGATTTGCCATTTCCCTGGACTGAAAACCAGATCCTGAGGGATTACAAATTCACCAATGTTCATAGACACCATGACCGAACCAGTAATGAACTGAGAGAGCGGTTCTACACTTCAAACTTCGATGCCGACCCAGTTACTATTCTAATGAATGCTGCAACGTTCCGTTATTTTGGAACCTACGAGTTTGCTTCTGTTATTGGGTGGACTGACTTTGATGACATGACACTTAAACACTGGGATCAAGTCAAAGTATTTTCCAGAGACAGACTAGAAAACAAACAGCGAGTCTTCACTGGTGCTTACGTTATCACGAACCAAGGTATCTCTGCTCCAAAGCAAGAAGTGGTAGTTGATTATTTCCTCAAAGCTCTTCAAAAGAAAGCTGTTCTCCTGTGCCAAATAGCTAAGGAAACTCAAAGTTGGGAAAAAGTTGCTACTGAGATGCGAAAGATCAACGGCTTCGGCGGCTCTGGGTTCATGACAAAAGAGATCCTGCTGGATACTACCTACACTAATTTCTGGAATGAGCCTGACGTCGGTGGTCCAGATGGAAGCTTCTCTTTCCCAACTGACTGGAATGATTGGACACCCATTGGTCCAGGAGCCAGACGTGGTGCGGCTCGTGCTCTCGGAGACGAAACCGCTAAACCGCTGAAAGAAGACAAGGCGTTCTCTGTTATCTGGCAGCTATGGTTTGAGCGTGACAAGTTCATTCCAGATATCGAGATGTGCCTTCACGATGTGCAGTTCCAACTTTGTGAGTTTGACAAGTATGAGCGTGTCCGTTTGGGCCAAGGACGACCACGGTCTCGGTACAAAGCACCTAAATAATCTGGAAGAGGGCGACAACTAGCACTTGTCTTTTGCGCCCTCTACCGCTATGGTGGTTAAACATAACCTGTTGGAGACAACCCAAATGAAGATATTAGTCGCACTTCACAAGTGCATGGACCTCGGTGGTATTATTGATCACACCGAACAATTGATTGGTGGTCTTAAAGAACTAGGTCACACAGTTCAACTCAAAGAACTCGTATGGTCGTTCCAAGCACCAGACCAACGTAAAACTGCAGACTGGTCTTTCGGACCAAGTGGTATCCCTCATCATCAAGGTAAAGGCTGGAACTTTTCAAAAACAAATCGCATCCCTTATCGTGGCGGAGCTCACCTTAGTGGTGCGAAACAAATTCTAAGTGGGTACGATCTTATCATCTGGACCATGCCTGTTCCAAGTAAAAACCAAGACAATCTAGGTAATGACGACTGGCCTGAATTGTATGATCTTCCATCTACCACCAAACAAGTTGCGTTTGTTCACGATGGTAATGCAGTGAAAGGGGCAGGACATCTGCTGGCTATTCAAGATAAACTTTCTGGCCTTGCCTGTGTTCACCCTTGCGCCCTCAATGGTGCGTCCTTCGCAGACGTTCCAAGAGCATTGGTCTTAAACCCACAAGACAATCCTGTTCGTCCTTACGCTAGGTGGGATTGGAAGTCTCGTGGTTTCGTAAACATGCAGACTTTCAAAGCGTGGAAACATGCTCATGAACTAGTCGAAGCTATCCACTATATGCCCAGCAAAGGAGCGGATGAGATGCGTGAAGTCGCTGGCTTGGGCATCGAATATCGCTACATGACCAGCGAAGAAAAATGCAAAGATGCTTATTTCCACGATGACGGAACTAAATTCTGGGACGCTGCTGTCGATAATGGCATGGCTCACCATGATTACTGGGATAAAACTGAAGTTGACAATTATCTCGGTGAGTCTCGAGTGCTTGTTGATCCATCGTGGTCAAACAACTATTCTAAGGTTGGAGGCCATTTTAACCGAGTAGTGGTAGATGCGATGATGCGAGGTTGCGTGGTCGTGGCTCGTCAAAAAGGCATGGGTTCTGAATTGTTCCAAGCTGGCGAACACTACATTGATATTCCAGAAAATGCCGATGCTCAAGAGTATGCTGAAATCGTTCTGGAAGCTGGGACCCAATCTATCAAAACAGCCCAGCCTATGATCGATGCGAACCAAGAACTTCTGCCATTGTTTGAACGTAAAACGGTGGCCCAACGTGTGATCGATCTTGCAAATGGGAATTGTGAGACAGAGGCAGTCCAGGGAACTGCGACGCAAGCAATGAAAACAAAAGTTGAAGATCAACTGTTTAATCACTTTGGAGTACTACTATAATGCATATTGTTAGAGCGAGAAACGTAGAAGAAGCCCTTCTGTTGGGTGTAGATATGATCGACGATCTTGGTGTCCAGCGAGACAGCCGCAACGGCCCAGTGAAAGTCATGCCTTATCCAGTTACAACTGTCTACGAACGCCCAAGAGAAAGAGTTATGTTCCTTCCTGAACGTGACTGCAATCCGTTCTTCCACTTCATGGAATGTCTTTGGATGATGGCAGGTCGTCGCGATGTTGAATGGATCAGCCGTTTCAACAATGGCATGGCTAACTATACCGATGATGGAGTCAACTTCCATGGTGCTTACGGTTATCGCTGGCGGAACCATTTTCCAGATGGTGAATTTGTCATTGATCAACTAGCAACTATTGCTAATCTTCTCAAGGCAAACCCTGACGACCGTCGTACTGTTTTGCAAATGTGGGATGCAAGTTCTGATCTTGGTTTCGAGGGCAAAGACTTTCCTTGCAACCTGATCATTACATTTCGTATCAACGTAGCTGGTCATCTTGACATGACTGTGTTCAATCGCAGTAACGATATGGTCTGGGGAGCCTACGGAGCCAACGCTGTCCACATGTCATTCATGCAAGAAGTGATGGCTTCTTGGATTGGTGTTCCTGTTGGGCTTTACTGGCAGATTAGCACCAACTTCCATGCCTACCTCGAAACATTGAAGAAAGTAGAGCCTCTGTTGTCTCAGTCTGCTGGGTTCACTGATTATGAGCTCGATAATGTGAAGCCTTTCAACATTGTTAATTCTCCAATTGATACATGGTTCAGTGAGTTGTCTATGTTCATGGAAGATGGTGCTAACGTGATGGGCTACACTGATCCATTCTTCAAACGTGTTGCTGTGCCGATGATGCTCTCGTGGGAGAAGTGGAAAGATAAAAGCAATCCTGATCGTGTTGAAATGGCAATCGCTTCAGCAGAGAATATTGCTGCAACTGACTGGCAGAAGGCTTGTATCGAATGGCTGGAGCGGAAGGCATAATGGATTATTATTTCTCAGATAATGTCAAGCGAATTAAGTTTGCTCGGGAAGCATCCAACGTCGTGAGATCACATTCGAGCTCTGGTAATATACGCGACTGTGTTGGGCTTCACAGTTTCAACATGGTTACTATGTTGTTGATCCTTCACCCGAAACCATCTCGCAATCTTATCTTAACTTGTATTAAGCACGACCTTGCAGAACGCATCACTGGTGACATGCCAAGCCCAGCGAAGAAAGGAGGTATTCAACATAACGCCGCTCAAGAAGACACTGAACTCCAGATCAGTGTAGAGATGTTCGGTTCTCATGAAGAGGTTTCTCTAAGTGATGAAGATAACAAATGGTTCAAAGGTTTGGATATGCTGGAATACTATTGTTATCTCAAAGATGAGGTGATGTCTGGTAACATGGCAATTTCTCGTAAGCTAGAACGAGTTGAAGCTTCAATCCCGAAGAGCTCTCACTTGTATGCTGTTGAAGTGGTGAACACATTTTACTTGATCAAAGAAGATAACTGGTTTATGATGCCAGATATGGGAGGAGCTTAAGATGGAATCTACGCAAGTAGGTGGTAATCACTACGCCGCAGCTTATCAGCACTGGGATTGGGCGATGGACGTCAACCTCGGTTACTTCGAGGCAGCGGCTTCAAAGTATGCTTTTCGTTGGTATAAGAAAAACGGCCTTGAAGACTTGGACAAAGCTCGGTCTTACTTGATCAAAGCTAAGGAAGGATATGTGAATGATCGATGGCGTAACGACAGCGATCACGCTGATAATTTCATGCGTCACTGTGAAAGGGCTGAAGAAAAGTATTGTGATTTCGTGAACAGTGCAAAAGTACCAGACGTAGAAGCTGAACTCTGCCTAAGTATTGCTCAATGGAGAACAGATACCGACCTCAGCGTTTTGATTGGCTTAATCAGCGCACATATGGACGCCGTACAGAGCAGTTTAAATGCTGGTGGCACCCTTGGCCCCCTTGCACCACTAACAGCCACCCAACGGCAAAAAACAGGGGGTAGCGGACGTGCTGGCGGCACCACTACCCAACCCACCGCATCCGGCACGTCCTCAGGTGTCGGTATTAACCATCCGTTTCCATTTGGTTACTGTCCGGGTGATCTTTAATGGCAAAACAGACTAAACAGCAAGAAGCCAAAGCTAGGAATAGTGGAGAATCCCCGCTACAGATGTCAATGTTCATGCCCAAGGCAGACTGGAGACCTCCCTACATCTCTGACCTTCCTTCTTGGGCTGGTGCAAAAAGGATAGCTATTGATGCTGAAACAAGAGATCCCTCAATCAGTGCTGGATTGGGAACCGGACAAATGCGAGACGGCTATACTGTCGGCTGGGCCTTTGCCATTGATGGAGGTCCGAAGCACTATCTCCCTTTCCGACATGAAGGCGGTGATAACCTTGATGAAGCAGAAGTCTTCAAATATCTACGAGACAATATCAAGGGATACACTGGAGAATTTGTCGGGGCCAATCTCGCCTATGATGTTGACTACGGGTACAACGATGGGTTTGAATGGCATAGAGACGCCAAGTTCAGAGATATACAAATCGCCGATCCCCTTATCAATGAACTCGAGTGGTCGTATTCTCTCGCGAACATTGGTAAGCGTCACGGAATCGATGCTAAAGATGAAACTCTGCTTGTTGAAGCTGCGAAAGCCCACGGACTTGATGCAAAGAAAGGGCTCTGGCGCTTACCAGCTCGTTTCGTTGGAGCGTACGGGGAACAAGACGTTACCTCACCTCTTGAGATCCTACGAATGCAAGAAGAGAAGATTGAGGCGGCGGGACTGCGTGAGATATGGGACCTTGAGACAGACGTTCTCCCCGTACTCGTAAGAATGCGACGTCGGGGTGTACGGATTGACTTTGAAAAACTAGAGTCCATTGAAAAATGGGCTTTAGATGAAGAGAAGAAAGCATTAGACCTCGTCAAACGAGAGACAGGTGTTTCTATTGGGCTGGACAACATTTGGAAACCAAACCTCATAGCTCCTGCTCTTGAAGATATTGGGATGCGTCTCAACAAAACCACGACAGGAGCACCGCAGATTGATAAGGCTCTGCTCGGAGGTTCAGACCACCCTGTTCCTAATGCTATCCTTCATGCCCGCAAAGTAAATAAGATCAGGACAACTTTCGCTGCGTCAATCCGTAAATATGCTGTCAAAGGTAAGATACATTGTTCTTTCAAACAGATTGCAGCAGAGACAGAGAGCGGTGTTCAGAAAGGAGTTCGGTATGGCAGGTTATCAGCTATTGATCCTAACTTGCAACAACAACCGAGTCCTGACCGAGATCCTGTAATTGCTGGAGAATGGAGGAAGATCTTCATACCAGAAGAAGGAGCGATTTGGGGCTGTAATGACTACTCTCAGCAGGAACCTAGATGGACGACACACTTCGCAGCGATCATGGATTTCCCAAAAGCAAGAGATGCTGCAAAGCGTTATCGTGAAGACCCAAGCACAGACAACCATGAGATGATGACTCGTATCGTTAACGGTGATAGCATTGTCGATAAATGGATGTCACAAAGCCCAAAGCAATTCAAACTAGAGCGAGGGTTCTCTAAAGCTATCTACCTCGGGTTATGCTACGGAGAAGGTGGGGCTAAACTCTGTATGGACATCGGCAAACCTACTCGCTGGGCTCATATCTCAGGATGGGGTAAAAAACGCCGCATTGAATACCACGATAGCAAAGAAGATGCGATGTCAGCACGTATGGATATGGGAACAGGTTATTATAAGGAGATGGCAGGTGAAGAAGGACAAGAGATATTGGATAAGTTCGACAGAGAAGCTCCGTTCGTTGGGGCTTTGGCTAAAGCGGCTTCGTCGAGAGCAGAGGCTAAGGGTTTTGTTAAGACTATCTTTAACCGTCATCTACATTTCGAGCAGCGTGACGATGGCTCTTATGATTTTACCCATAAAGCACTCAATCGAGTTATTCAGGGTTCTTCTGCAGATCAAACTAAACTTGCCTTGGTAGAGATTGATAAAACTGATGCTTATCTACAGCTACAAGTCCACGATGAGACAGACGGAAGTTATGGCTCAGTTGCAGAAGCTGTTGCTGTGGGTGACATAATGAGGGACTGTGTTCTCAAACGTTGCAGACCTCTCGTACCATTCAAAGTAGACACAGAAACTGGACCTAACTGGGGAAGCATTAAATGATAATTACCAAAGAAGTCTTATCAGGTAGATTCACTGTTTGGTCTACAGATCCAACTCTCCCTCACTGCTACGGGATGGGAGACACTAAAGAAAATGCTGTCATGAGCTATAAACTACTGAAAAGGGTGTTGATCAAATGAGATTTGAAGAAATTCACGATGATCTCAACAAAACTATTTGGGCGTTCTATCAGATGGCGGACACAGTATATCTAGATGGAATGTATATAGCAGAAAGAAAAACCAAACGTCACGGTTGGAAAATTGATCAGTCTATTTCTTACGATAGAATTAACAATAGAAATTACGGAGTAAAAGAAGAACCAGATACTCCGATTGATATATCATGTGATGCGTTAGAATATTTTCGCAATAGAGTCACGATAAGAAGATGGAAAGATAGATAATGGGACATTATGATGAACAGCGGGAAGAGCATGAAAAAAGAGAGTTAGAGAAAAGAGCTTGGCTTTCTTGTAGATCAGCTAAAGATCAGGAAGAATATGAAAATGTATTTGTCCCTGCTAAGAAAATATTCGATGAGCACGTGAGAATTGCCCGAGGTCTCGAGAAATATCACGATCTAAAACATAAATACGAATAATCCAAAATTTTGCGGCGCTCGCGTCATGTTAGATCTGGATTAGTGAATCAAAAAGGGAAAGTTATGACATTACAGAAAGAGGTCTTCAGTTGGGCCGAAGAACAGTTCGGAGTAAACTCTGAATTGAAAATCGCAATCCGTGGTAATAAAGAGATGGCTGAATTAGTTTCAACTATTTCTAACGGAATGGGAAAGAAGTCAGTTGGTGAGGAGTGCGCTGACGTGGCGTTTTTCTTAATTCAAATATGCGAGAAGAATGGCTTTGACCTAATGGAAGAAGTCTCAAAGAAACTCGTGATAAATCGCAAACGGGAATGGGGCTTTGCCTCCGATGGTTCCTACCAACATATCGAAGGAACATAACTTGAAACATTGTATGCTAGACTTAGAGACCTATGGCACCTCAGCAGGTTGTGTCATCCGTTCAATTGGTGCTGTTGCGTTTGATCCTAGAACTCCTCGTTTAGGCACAGAGTTCTACAAGAACATCACTGAAGAAGATCAGATTGCCTGTGGTGCTTTCAAAGATCCCGCTACCATCAAATGGTGGGCTTCACAAGGTGACTCTGCTAAAGAAATTCTTGAACCGAACCAGATGGACCTGAAAACTGTTGTCAACGGCTTCAACAATTTCTGGAAAGAAAACCGCTTGAAATTTGTTTGGTCTCAAGGGTCTAATTTCGACAGTGTTTTGTGGGAAGCGACTTGCAAGTTTGTCGGAGTCAAACCACCTTGGCAGTTCTATAATACCCGTGACACGCGAACTGTTTACGACATGGCTGGTCTCAACACCAAGACTATTCCCCGCAAGGGTATCTACCACTATGCTCTGGATGACTGCAAGCATCAAGTTAGGTGTGTCTACAAATCTTACATGATGCGAGATGGAGTAACTGAACGATGAGTTTTGATAGTATGTTCATGGGACACGCTGTCCATGCAAGCAAATTCAGTCCTGATCCTTCTACGAAAGTAGGCGCAGTGATAGCTTTAGACAGAAAGCTGTTTTCGGTAGGTTGGAACCAATTTCCAACTGGAGTTGTAGAAAGTTCTGAGCGGTGGGAAAATCGTGCTGAAAAATACCCAAGAGTAATCCACGCAGAAGCAGATGCGTTAGTGGCAGCATCGAGAGTGATGCACAAAGAACAGTCCCTTCTTGGGTTCGAGGACGCCACTCTCTACACCACTGAATTCCCTTGCTGTTCCTGCTGTGGGTTGATCATTCAGTATGGTATCAAGCGAGTTGTGTCTCAAGATCTAAGTAGTGATTACGCTGAAAGATGGGCAGAACAGATTGAAATCTCTAAGTCTATGTTCAGTGAATCTGGTGTAGAACTGGTAACAATTCCCCGATAACTAGAGGTTGTCAATTGCCGCCTCAACGGTTAGTATAAAGGTTCATGATATGTCGGAAGCTACCTCACGTTCAAACTTAGTTAAAAGGCTTAAAACGCTTGACGCTGTGTCAATCGAGAGTCCTTCTACGGGACTAGGAATTCCGGACGTATTTTTTATCGGTGGGGTGATCGAGTGTAAGTGGTTGAGATATTGGCCCAAGACGGCAGATACAAAACCAGTGAAATTCGGTCACCCTTTATCCAAAGAGCAGCAAGTCTGGCTTTGGCGAAGAGAACATCGCGGAGGATTGGCGTTAGTATGTGCGCAAGTTCAGAAGTCTTGGTTCTTTTGGTCAGGAAAGCAGATTAAGGAAGAGAAATTATGGGACAACATGACGAGACCGGAAATGATATCAAAAGCCCTGCTCTACTACCCGAACGGGCTACAGACAGAAAGCCTCTTGAACTTTCTAAAACAGAATGCAGCCTGATTTATCGCAGACGTATGGGTTTCAGTCAAAAACAAATGGCTGCTATTTCTGGTGTAAAGCGCCGCAAATACAGTGAGATGGAAAATAAAGGTGATGATAGTTTAGCTATCGTAGCTTCTGTTGATCCTCTGACCAAAGCTGAAGAGTGTCTCATAATGCGACGTCGCTCTGGATGCACACAGCAGTATTGCGCTGATTCGATGGGGATCACTCGATACTGGTACAACCTTATGGAAAACGGCAAAGCCCCTTCCACCAATCTGGAGGTTTTCTGGAATGAAGGGTGAGTCGCAACGAGCTATAGATTTCCTACAGAAGTTCTACCCAAAGGGACCTTGGCTTCTTACCTCAATTCAAACAGACCGCAAAGCTATTGACACAAAACCTTTTGGGCCAAAGTCAATTGAGGAGTGTATGTTTTGGCTTGAAAAATACAACGGTGATCGCAATATATATTTCACCGTCAACCAGCCAAACATCGCTTTTCTGAAGTCCAGCGGAGTCAAAAAGCCAAACAAAGAAGATATGTTTGAAGCCCACTGGTTACATGTTGACATAGACCCAGCAGAAGCTTCAGCTGACGAAAAAGATATGGATGGTTTCATTAAAATGGAACGAGAGCGTATCCTCAGTGTATTGACTGATCGTCTACCAAAGGGTATAGAGAAACCGACAGTAATCATATTTTCTGGTGGTGGATATCAAGCTTTTTGGAAATTAGATAAGCCTTTCCGAATAGATGGAACTGAAACTGCATGGAGTGAATTTGAACTCTACAACAAACGTTTAGAACAAGTGTTCGGTGGTGACCACTGCCACAACGTAGACCGGATCATGCGTCTTCCTGGAACAGTCAACGTTCCTGATGCAAAGAAACGCAAAAAAGGCCGCACCGAGCAACTTGCAAAACTGTTAGAATTTGACAAGAAGAACTCTTACCCATTAGAAGATTTCAAGAAAGCACAAGCGGTCCAGACATCAGGTCCGGGACGCCACGATGGCGGTGAATATGGTATCAAAGTTGATATTCCTGGAAATGTTGAGAAAATTGCAGACCTCAGTGAGTTAGACGTGTGGGACGTTCCTGATAGAGTTAAAGTTATTATCGCCCAAGGGCAGCACCCAGACCAGCCAAAAGAAGGTGATAATTCTCGGTCTGCTTGGCTGTTTGATTGTGTATGTTCGCTGGCTAGATGTAATGTCCCCGACGGTGTTATATTTGCAATTTTGACCGACCCCGAGTGGGGGATTGCGAGCAGTATTGTTGAGCTCAAAGGCGGTGCTGAGAAATACGCAATTCGCCAGATCAAGCGGGCTAAAGAGTACAGTGAAGATCCTCATCTAACCATGATGAACGACCGACATGCGATTATCGGTAACATTGGAGGCAAGTGTCGCGTCATCGAGGAGATCGAGGATGATGTTCTGCACCGCAGCCGTATCACAATGTCTAGTTTCGAAGATATCCGTAACAGATACGGTAACATTCAAATTCAAATCGGTTCTACCGACAAGGGTGATCCTGTCCATATTCCCTTGGGTAAGTATTGGATCAACCACCGAATGCGTCGCCAGTATGACACTATGAAGTTCATGCCTCAAGGTGATCAACCGGGAGTTTACAATTTGTGGAGAGGATTTAATGTAGAGCCTATTCCGGGCGACTGTTCCATATATTTGGAGCATTTGAAACAAAACGTATGCAGTGGAGACGAAGGATATTATGATTACCTCATCAAGTGGATGGCACGAGTTGTTCAAACACCTGCAAGTCCAGGAGAAGTTGCGATTGTCCTCAGAGGCGGAAAAGGTACTGGTAAAGGCTACTTCGCAAGAACTTTTGGTAGACTTTTTGGAAGACACCATCTGCATGTCGCGAATCCGTCCCACCTTGTCGGAAACTTCAACGCTCACCTCCGTGACGTCATTAGCTTATTCGCAGACGAAGCCTTTTTCGCAGGTGACAAACGCCACGAATCAGTCCTCAAAATGCTCATCACAGAAGACAGCATCCCAATTGAAGCTAAAGGCATCGATACCGAGCCCTATCCAAACTACGTTCATCTTATCATGGCCTCTAATGACCCGCATGTTATCCGAGCCACTGGTGATGAAAGGCGTTACTTCGTTCTAGACATGGGTGACGGACGTAAACAAGACTCAGGTTTCTTTAAGTCATTAACTAAACAAATGGATGACGGAGGGTATGAAGCCTTACTTTACCATTTACAGAATGTAGACATGACTGACTTTGAAGTTCGTAACGTACCTCAAACTGAAGCCCTTAATGAACAGAAGCTGATGTCCATGGGTGTTGAAGAAGAATGGTGGTATCACAAATTGTGGGACGGTTATGTGCTAGAAGGTCACGACAGCTGGATGCGTGATGTTCAGACAGAGCTGCTTGAAAAAGACTACACCAATTATGCTGACAAATGGAAATTTGCGAGAAGAGGCAACGCCACTCTCTTGGGTCGTTTCCTGAAAAGTGTTATTCCTCACATAAACAAAATGCAAAAGCGTGTTACTGTGGAAGAGTACGATCAAGGGACGGGTGGAACCCAAAGAACTAAGAAAAGACTATACCATTACGACCTCGGGAGTTTAGAACAATGCCGAATATCATGGGACAAAGTCTACGGTGTTCGTGATTGGCCTTCTCCTGTTGAACTTGATCTAGAAGATATGGAGGTTCCGTTCTAATGGCTTGTACATCACCATGTTTTGATTGTCCTTATTTGAGAGACTCTGAGAAACTAAAAATCGCCGACACTGTAATATTCGATTTCGTATTCAAACATCACACAATGGACGGTGGACACGAACCTCACATTTGCCCAGAGCAAGAAGATATCTGTTTTGGGCAGATACAAATGTTAGCGAATGGATACAAGACTGGATTAGATCCGTTTTCTGAGATCGGAGAAGCTGTAGAAGAAACTCCCTCTAATATCAAAGAGTATTTCAGCGGTTCTTGGGAATTTATAGCTTACCACGAGCTCTAGGGACGCGCTAGAAGCCGCTGCCTTGCCCACCATACCCTAGCAGCGTTCAATGGCCGCCCTGCCCCGCCATATAGGGCAGGGATACAAAGGTTTGGTCAACTTGGTGGCCACCGTGTTACAATAAAGTATAAACAGTTAGGAACGACTAAATGAAAATACGCATCTACTTCACATGGCCAGATGGAACAGATGATAGCATTGTCCTATCTGGATCAATCGAAGAAATCCGCGAACAAGCGGCTATCGAGGTGTCGTCACGTAACGCGGCAAACCCTTGGTCTGAAGTCATTGAGGAATAGGATAAACACATGAAACCAATGTTAGCTGGAAAATATGTACCTGAGAAAGTTGCAAAGAAACTTCCTCTCTTGGGTCAACTAAAATACGATGGCATTCGTGTCTTCATTCGAGATGGTGTTGCCTACACTCGTAGCCTAAAACCAGTGCGATCAGAAGAAATTCAATCGTGGGTGTCTTGGAATAAAGATTGGTTAGAAGGCATGGATGGAGAGATCATCTGTGGTGACCCGACAGAACAAGGTTGCTTCCAGAGAACTAGCAGTTTTGTGATGAGCTACGACAAATCAGATGAATTCACATTCTACGTGTTCGACAAATGGGATGAACCAGATACCTTTAGAAATCGTGTATGGGCAGCAGCCGAAGCTATTGGTAAGAATTTTAACTTCGATCTTCACATTAAATTAGCTGAAACCCGTGAACTTAACACTATGGATGAAATAAACCAGTTTCACGAGGAAATGATAGCCCAAGGGCAAGAAGGAATTATCTTGCGTGATCCACATTCTTACTATAAATTCGGACGAGGCTCTCCGGTTAACTGTGAATGCATCAAAATGAAAGAAGGTGGCTGGATTGACACAGAATGTAGAATTTTAGATTTTCACGAGCAAATGCACAACGGAAATGAGGCCACACTTGATAATCTTGGTTACACCGAAAGAAGCGGGCATAAAGAAGGACTCTCTGGTAAGAACACTCTTGGCTCAATTGAAATTTCCGGAGCTTTCCAATCCGGACTTGAATTCACTTGTCGTGTCGGGACCGGACTGGACGATAGAATTCGACAAGCTGTCTGGGATGACTTGGATAGATACCGAAATAAAATCGTCAAAATGAAATACTTTAACGTCGGTATCAAAGACAAGCCGAGGTTTCCTACTTTCTTAGGCTTCCGTGACCCTCTTGATATGGATGAAGAGCAATTGGATATGTTCAAATGAGTTGGGGTCCGTGGCAGTATGAGACTGAACCAGAAATCGGTGATTGGATTAAATTAGAATGTGAACACGAAGATACTTTTGAGATAACCATCTTCATAGGAATAGTAATTGAAATAACAGAAGATTGGATAAAACTTGTTCCTGATGTTTCAGACGAGGGTAGTTTTATAGCCAGACGATGGGCGAAGAAAGCCTTAGCTGAAAGTATTGAAGTCACGAGAAAAGCTACTGTAGACGCATGAACCATGAACAGCTCAGAGAGAAGCTTCTCAAAGGCATGGGTGGGAAACCTCCTATGACTGCTCGGGAGTCGTGGGGTAAATTTCAAAGAGAACAAGCGACAGAGTGGTGGTATAACTATGACTGGATTAAGGTTCCACAGTTCCACGCTTGGGCGTATGACTGCCCAGACGTAGATAACGGTCTCGGTGGGTGTCACGGAACTACTATAAAAATAATGAATTTTGGCATGGTTAGACACGACAACTAACACTTGTCATTTGCCAATCCCCGAGTTACTATAAATTATAGCAATTAGGAGGCTACCGTGCTACCAGAGATTTACGAATATGAACTACAGCAAGTTGTGAAAATTCTTAAAGTCATCAATCCAGGACGATGTTCTGAAAGTTTCATCCTGAGCCGTATCAATATGGAATGGCCGTTTGATAACATCGCAACAGGTGGATTCGTGGCCTACGCTGAAAGTCCAGGCAGGACTAACAAAGTGCGGATCGCGGTGACTCCTTACTCTGTTGAAAAGTACCTGTTTCCGACAGGATAAGTAATACTTGTCATTTGCCAGTCCACAGGTTACACTTAGGGTTCATAAATTGGAGCCAATAATGGAACCACCTAAATTCAAAACAGGAGACGAGGTCCGCCTTAGGACAGGTAAATCTAAGATCATTGTTGTAGAAGTCGACTACTACGACGGAAACAGTCGTCTTAGAAACTATCACAAGAAAGGATGGGGAAGCGAAAATTATAAAGAACGCTATCTTGCCAAAGCTGGATGGTTTATTCGCTTCTCATACCAGAGCTCATTACATTACGACAATAGTTCGTTAGATAGAACTTACCGTAAATGGCGTGAGATCGAAGACTTCGTATTCTACCACCCTCAAACAGAGAAAGAACTACCAATGACAAAACCAACACTCTACCAGACTAATGAAACACCTGTTCGCTATGGTACACTTCTCACGAAGAACTCCGTGGGGCAAATGGTCCTTGAGATGAAAGGCGAAGGAGGCAAATGTGAAAGGTTCGACGAGGCCGATATTGAGGTTGTGACTCCGTTCACAGTTGAGCTCACACAAATGAACACGGAGCCTCAAATCAAATCTAACAGTTGTCATGTAATTGCTGTTGAAGGGCAAGTTACTAAAGACGACGTTCTCTTTGAGATTAGCACAGGAAGAATCTGGCGTGTCACAGTCGTTGACAGCAAATGCTTGTCTCCGCGTGAAAACAAATGCAAATGGATGAAAATTCCAGCTGAGTTCATTACTCTAGGCGAAAAATAGAACTGGTCATTGGGTAGTCCTAAGGTTATATTAAGTAGTAAAAACAAAGGATTACTCAATGCATTTTCTTAACCTTTTGCGGGCGTGGGCCGCAGATTCTTTTATCCGACTTGGATACGCCATTGCTCCTGACTATTACTTAGAGAGCATGTTCACACCAACCGACGAAGAGTAGGCTACCATGAAAAATGACGACATGATCGCAAAAATTGCCGCGCTCAAGGCTAAAATCCCTGAGCGCGGCGCGACCGAAGACGAAGCCATAGCTGCGCTGGCCATTGCTGAAAAGCTGATGGAGAAGCACGGTATCACCGAGGCTGATCTAAAGTCTGTAGAATTCTCACGTGATATGCGTGAAGGGTCCTTTACCCAGAAGCAGAAGATAATTCACCCTTCTCAGAAATACTGCTCTGTGACCATCGGTCGTTTCTGCAATGTCAAACCTTGGACATCTTCCACAAACTCCAAGAAACATCTCAAGTTGTTTGGTCTCATAAATGATGTAGAGATGGCTGAGTTCCTTCTTGGGCTTATCCACGACAGCATGGATCGAGGCTGGAAAGAGTTCCTTACTACGAACTCAAAGGGAAGCGCGAGCCGTCACACACAATACTGGTCTTTCATGATCGGCTTTGCTGAGCGGGTTAACGATAAGATCAACGAAATCATTGAGAGCAGAACAGTGCAGACAGACAGCACTGGTAATGATCTCGTGGAAATTAAAATGGCACTTGTAGAGCAAGGAATGGAATCCATGCTGCCAGATGTTAGACTTAAAAAGACCAGCTTTCGTAGCATGAAAGCTAACATGGATGCCTACGGTCAAGGTCAAACCGCAGGTGATAAAGTCAACCTTCAACG